ATGATTTTTTTTAATACTATTGTTAAACGAGTTGCTAATTTTTCAATTCAATCTTACGAAGAACATAAAGATAATTTGTTGAATTTTTTTGAAACCAATGAGTTATTTAATCTTTGTGTTTTAACGGCTTCAGGTAGTTTGCATAGTGATGTAAATAAAAATAAATCTGAAAAAATAGAAAGTTCTTTATATAATTATTTTGCAAGAGCACACACAAATCCTACTCCTTTTGGAGTTTTCAACAGTGTAGGGGTATTACAATGGGGTGATACAACGACAATCACTAAAACAGATACACTACGTTTAATGGTTAAATACGATAATTTATTTGTATCATCAAAAATAAATGAGGATATTAGTAATAATTGGATTCATTTAAGTTATTGTACTAACCCCTCAATTTATTTTTTGAATGACGAAAAAATAGGTTTTTATAAATCTAAAAATCAAGTTAATGATAAAATAGAAATCAGTTATACAGAAATTGATGTTGATGAAGATTTGTTATGGTTGTTGAGTCAATTTAAAGATGGAAAAAAAATAGATTTAGTATTAGAAGATTTGATTTTACAAGGTTTTGATAGAACCGAAGTCGAAGTTTTTTTGCAAGAAACTATAGAAACAGGAATTATTATAGAAACTTTTTTGTTTGATTCCTATACCAATAAACTGTTATAAGGGGTAAAACCAAATATACAATAAAACCAAAGCCTCACAAAAAAAAAGCATTGATTTGCTTTAATTCAGGTTTAATTTATAGTTTAATTTATTTTAAAAAATGTGAATTTGTTTTAATACCAAACTATAAAAAAGCCTATTCTAGTCTAATTACTCCTATAACTAACGCCACTCCTTCTATTTCCTTCCAAGGGACTTCAAACGCATCATACTCTTTATTATCGGAAGCACAAATGATATTGTCATCGTTTGTGCTTTTTTTAAGTCGTTTAACCAATAATCCTTGTTCTTTGGTTGCTATTAAGTGTACCTTATTCCATTGAATAAAAGCCTTTTCATGCAGTACACGTACAGCAATAACATCACCGCTATTGTACTTCGGGTACATTGAAGAACCATTAATTCTAATCATAAAATCAATCTTTTTAAAGTCAGGCACTATATACTGCCTTTGTATGTCATGCTCTTGTAATGAAAATTCAGCAGTACCAAAACCTGCGGCCGCTTCTTGACCATATAAAGGAATTGGTGTATAATTACCTGTTGGGTCTTTATCTACAAAATCTTTTAATGAATACCCCGACACTGTCAAAGGTAAGGTTTTATGTATATTTAGATTACTTACTAATTCCTTACCCTTTTCCTTACCCTTTTTTTCAATTGTGTTTTTTAATAAATCAGGGTTATAAAATCCTTCAAATAAATACTTGCTATCTATATTTTGGCTACGATACATTTTCCCTTTACCATTTAGTAACCAGTCAGGGCTTATGTTAACAAACATTTCAGTTATTTTTATTAATACATCACTTGTAACTGTGGCATATTTATTTGTTCTGTTATCTATTATAAAGAACCTATTGATTTTTTGTTGTGAAAAACCGATAATATCAGCAAATTTACTAACATTCCCATTTGATTGAAAATCAATTAATTGCTTTAATCTTTTTGTTAATTCTGGTGTCTCTAATTCCATCTATTTAAAAAATAAATAATTATTTTCTGAAATGTTTGTATATTTCAGAAATGTTTGTATTTTTGTACGAGTTAATAATTACACAAAAGTATGTAAAATATGAAAGCAAAAATCAAATCCGACAAAAAACCTATTCAAAGAGGTTTGGCTACGATGGTACAAAAGAGTTTGAACGATGTTAGTATAGACTATGTGCGAATGGTATTAAGAGGCGATAGAGATTGCAAAAGTGCAAAAGCAAAACAAATTATAAGTACTGCAAATAAAATTTTATCAGTTTAACAATGAACTTTAAACACACAGACATAATAATACGAAAAGAAACCAAGCAAGAAGTTTGGATTTCTGAACGTCTCGTTATTGAGGTGTGTGATATTTCAAAAGAGTATGCTTGGAAAATAAGAAGCCAGTATAAAACTTCTGTTTCAAAGTCATACCATCGTTTCAATATTCTTCCAGTTACTGGAAAGTCTTGGAGATGGGCAAAAATAAACGGCTTGTATTACTATGATTTCGACTTTATACCTAATAAAAAACCAACTTTTTACAAAGAAATGTTTGGAGATAAAACTGATTTGATTGACCGTTTCAATTCATATTCAAAAAATCAAGATAATTCAATACTTGAAATACAATTTAAAGCCTTTTTAAAACAGACTTATAACGATTATTTACACTGCTATATTGATTATAGAAACGAACACAGAACCGCATTAGCCAAAGCCTGTGCAGTAATTGAATTTTGTGTTCAATATATTGAAAACAACCCTAATTTAAAAGGAAATACCATTTACAAAGAAATGGTCGCACAAATAGAGAAACACGATTTAGGTTACTTGCCTAAAAACTATCGAATATTTAAACAAAAAATTGATGCTGTAATAAATGGAGGTCAGGCGATTGCGGAGGTTATCCATTTGCCACGTGAAGGCAATAATAACGCCTTACTACACGATGACCCACAAATAATGAGTTGGGCAATACAACTTCGTGCAATGCCTGAAAATTACAGCAATGAACATATAACACGCCTTATTCAAGACTCGTGTTTATTACAAAATAAAAAAGTTCCAAGCCGTCGCTGGTTCGGACAAAACGTTTACGAGCAACACGAGGTTAAATTTTTGACCGCATCAAAAAGATTTGGTACTGGAAGTCGCAAATCATTTGTAAACGAAAGTTATATTCCAATGGAAGGAGCTTTATTTTCAGGCGATTGTTGGCAGATAGATGCTACTCGTTTAAACATAATTGCTCACAAACGAGTTGAAGTTTCAGACGATGGAACAAAAACCACATCAGATGCCTTTTTGTTTGTTATAGCGGTTAGAGACGTTCACAGTGGCGATGTTTTAGGTTACTCATTCGATTATAGCGAGAATCGTTGGAGCGTTCACAACGCCTTAAAAATGGCTGTTGAAACCGCTGGGTATTTGCCTTATGAATTAGCATTTGACCGTTTTCCGGGTCACAATACAACCGAGTGGGAATTGCTCTTTGAAAGACTGCAAACAATGGGAGTTAAACTAACCAAAACGCACAAAGCAACGGCTAAAGCAGGTGTCGAGCGTTTCTTTGGAACGTTGCAAGATGTATTTATGCAACACGATAAATACTATTATGGTCAAGGTATTCAATCGAAAAGATTATCGGCTCACCGCAGTCCTGAATATTTAGCCAAAATCAAAAAAGAAGCAAAAGCATCAGGATTTGATGTTATTGAAGCAATGAATACAGGCGAAAATATTATAGAAAATTATAGAGAAACGGCTTTGAGTTATTACTCACGCAAACACTCAAAAATCAATAAATCGCCTAGAGTTATTCACGCAGAAAGCGAAAAGCCACACGTTCGTTGGGTTGAAAATTATGAAATATCAATGTTGTTGGCTCTCAAAAAAGAAATTACAATCAAGCATAACGGAATGATTTTAACAGAGTTCCACAAAACGGAATACATCTACCAAGTCGAAGATTACGAGGTGTATAGCAAGATTGACAAAGTTATTATTAGTTATGATTTGAACGATTTGAGCAATGTTTATTTATTCAAACCAAACGGAAACTTACTGATACATCTTGGCGAAGCCAACTTATTTAATAAGCCTGTTCAATACGGTCCGCAAGCAGAACATAACAAAATCGCTACTGAAAAAGCACGAATTAAAGAAATCAACGAGCGTAAAGAAGCAGAATTAGCCGAAAAAATAGCAATTGCAGACGAAGTACCGATGCTAATGGGAAGATTTACCAATAAAAGTGATGCAGAAAATAACGAAACATTAGTGCTTTTAGAACAATTTGAAGCACAAAAAACAAATAAAAAAGCCGTTGGAAGCACTTACAATACTAACAACGACTTCGATTTAACATTAATAAAAACGAATTACTAACATTAAAATTTCTTGACAATGACAAACGTACAAAAAAATGAAATTGTAAACGCTATAAAAAAGGAAATTTCTTTTTCAAGTGGCAAAAAGGTAAGTATCAAATGCGATGTTTCTAATGCAACCATCAGCAATATGATAAATGAAAACTGGGACTTAATAAAAGTTGATTTATGGTTAAAAGTAGCCAACAAGTTAAATATAACCTTTTCAGGTTGGCAGGTTGTTGAAATTACAAACTTCAAAATTGTAACCCAAATTTTGAATGATGCAAAAAATCAAAGTTGGTTTATGCCAATTTCTCACAAAGCAGGAAGTGGCAAAACTACAGCAATTGAGGCTTTTGTTGCAGAAAACAGCAACAATGCAGTTTATAAAATTCAAGCCAAAGAATGGGCAAAACGTGAATTCCTTATTAACCTTCTGAAAGTATTGAAAAAACCAATGCCGAAAGGTGTGGTTACAACGTCAGAACTAGGAGAGATAATAATAGACTTTTTTATCAAATTAGAGTTTGAAAAACCGCTTTTAATCATTGATGAAGCCGATAAATTGAAAGCTCCAGCATTACGCTTTTTTATTGAATTTGAGAACGCCTTAAAAAAGAAAGTAGGAGTTGTTATTTGTGGAACTGAAAACCTCGAAAAAGAGATTAAAAACGGAGTTCGTTTAAGTTCTAAAGGTTATGACGAAATAGACAGCCGTTTTAGACGAAAGTTTCAGCACTTAATCGGTGCTACTGCAAAAGATGTAACAATGATTTGCGAAGCCAACGGAATTTTTGACAAACAACTGCAAAATGAAATTTTTAAAGAATGTAATCCTACCCCAATAGTAGCACAAAATCAGTCTTTTAAAGTTGTTGAAGATTTAAGAAGATTAGAACGAATTATAGAGCGTGAACTTTTAAAAATTAACTCAAACACCAATCAAGATGCAAACTAACAATTACAATTACAACGCAGACACTAGACAGCTAATTTTTATCTCAAAAGCAGGTAAGCCAGTCTTTGGAATTTCGGGACCTATTGCCGAACGAGTTTATCAAAAAATAAACTTCATCAATGAAAAGCCAGTAATAATGACAAAATTACAACTTGAAAATAAGGTTACAGAATTAAATAACTGGTTGATGGAAAATGAAAATACAAAACATATTCATTACTCACAAAAGCAACAAAACCGAAATTTTTATGTAAGAAAGTTGATTGAATTAGAAGAAAGTAACCTAGAAATGATACGAGTGTTATGACTAAAAAAGAACTCCGCAGACGATATAAACTACATCAAAACATAAAGCAATTGTTTAGATATAGTGCAACCCATAAAACGGTTTACGTTCCACACGGCAGTCATGTAGATAACAGGTATATAAAAGAACTACAAGAAAAGTTTAATTATCAAATTCAATTTCAAATAGCATAATGAAAGTAAACGAAATCATAGTAAACGATCCAATAATTTTAAATAATAACGATATGAATACAACAAAACCAATTACCGAAATGACATCGGCAGAAATTGAAGCTTTTTTGAAACAACAAAAGCAAACTGAATTTGAAGAACAACAAAAAAAAGATACCGAATTTGAAAAGCAAGGCGACCTTTTGGTTAACTCTATTGTTGATTTTCATTTAGAAAAGAAAGCCGAACTATCGGCATACAAAGAACTACAAACCGAAAACCTGTTAAGCCATATTAAAATGGCTTACACCAAGAACGGTAAAGAATTAAAGGAACAAAAAACCTATACAGAGTTTTCAATCGACAAAAAAAGAAAGGTGCAAGTTATCGAATCTGACAAACTTGTTTTTTCAATTGAAGCCAATGTTCACATAGATTCTATTAAAGAAATTTTAAAAGAAAAGTTCAAAGGTCAAGATGACTTATACGATTTTGTGGATAGTATTTTAACCAAAAACAAGGAAGGCGATTATAGCCCACAACTTTTGAGTAAAGCCAAACGAAAAGCCAAAAAGTTAAATGATATGCAATTAGTCGAGGAGTTTGAAAAATTAGAAGATTGTCAAATAGTAGTAGGAATTTCAAGATATATGAGAGCATACGAAAAAGACAAACAAGGCAAATTTCAAGCCATTTCAATAAACTTTTCCAGTTTATAAAAATGGTCTCCCGAGTGGCTGAATGGTAAGCACTTTCTAAAGCAAATGAGACCTATAAACGGCATTGCAGTCAGCAGACAAAAATTAGAAGTTATGCAGGTTCGACTCCTGCTTCGGGAACAAATTTAAAATACAAAAAGATGGATTACTTATGGATTGTACAAGTAGAATTTGACAATAAAGATATTTCAATAGATGCTATTAAAACAATTGCTGATTTATACGAAAAAGCAGAATATTCAAAAAATCAAGTTATACGATTTTGCGAGGAGTTAGGCAACTATCTTGGAGACAATGAATAATAAACTTTAAAATTCAATATTATGGCAACAGTTAAAAAACTACAAACACTATTCTCAAAATTAGGCATTGAAGTAAATCAACGCCACGAGAGAATTAACGCTTGGACATCGGGCAGAGTACAATCTGCTAAAGATTTACAAGATGACGAATTAATTGAGTTGTGTGCTTCATTATCTAATGAATTTGATAAGAGAAAAGCAAAAGAAACAGAACTTAAAAAGAAAAAGAAATCAATCATTCTTACAATCGCTACTCGCACAGGTATAAAAAGCCCTCACGATTGGGATTCATTTAACTATTTTATGCTACACACAAGCCTTGTTAAAAAATCATTAAACCTGTGTAGTTTAGACGAGTTAGACGGACTTATAAACCAATTTAGAGCAATAGAACAAAACAACGCTAAATCGGCACAAAAAGCAGGTACAAAGGCTTACTTTAATCAGTTTGGATTGCCAGCAATTGGCAAAAACTAAATTACAATAACAAAATGGCTTACAATAAACGAAATTTTTACACACGAGTTTTAGAAATTCAGAACCTAACTAAAGAACTTCAAAAGTTAGGTTCTACAAACGTGTATATATTTAACAATTTCGTCAAGAACCATTACCACATTTCTAAAAGGACTTTCGATGAATATTTAGGTATTCCTGCCGAACGTGAATTAAAGAAATTAGCAGAAATAAATAAACAACAACCCAAATTATTTGAAGATTAAAAATGACACACGAATTAAAAATACTGCCCCAATACTTCAAAGATGTAATGCTTGGTTTAAAGAAGTTTGAAATCCGTTTTAACGATAGAAATTACCAAGTTGGAGATACATTAATTCTGAATGAATTTAATCCAACAACTAAAAAATATACAGGCTTTCAGGTCATTAGAAAAGTTGATTATATTTTAAAAAATGAGATAATTATTACTGCGGATTTGACTCAATTATCTGACAGTTCTTATTTCATTTTTCCAGTTATCAAAATCAAAGGATTAGAAGCTAATTATGTGATATTACAAATTTCAAAACTACTATAAATGGAGACATATTTTAAAAACTTACTAGATAAGTTTAAACTTGACCCTCAATACGAGTTAAAGCAAGAACTTGGAAAACTATTAATGATTCACATTAATGATTTTACTCCTGCTCAAAAAAAGAGATATGATGAATTAATTCAATTATTAAATCAAAAATAATGACTGAAGAAACAAGAAGTAAAATTGCAAAGGTTTACGAGCTCGTAAATCGTGGTGTTGCAGGAGAGCAAGACAATGCTAAGTTAGCACTGGATAGATTAATGAAAAAACACAATCTATCAACGTCGGACATTGAAACTATCAAACAAAAAAATTATAGTTTCAAATATGCCAATAATTTAGATTTATGGCTTGTTACCCAGTTGGCTCATTATTTTCTGCCTGATAAACAAGTTTCAGGATACCGCAGAACCTTGGGAAGCCGTGAACTGGTTTTGTCTTTAGATTATCTTGACTATGTACTTATATCTACTGCTTATGAATACTTTAAAAGGCACATGAAAGCACAATATAATGAATTTGTTTTACCACAAATAAAACGGTGTAGGAGTGTCAAAACCAAAAAAATACGCAGAGCCGAACTACAAGAAATATTTTTTAGTAAATACATTATTGCTAGTAAACTCTATTTAGTTGACGAAATAAAACAGACTAAATTATCGGAATTAAGTGTAAAAAAGCGTAAAGATTTAGAGGTTTTAAAAGACATAAAAGGAGGCGATTACAAAACGCAAGTAACAACAGGTTTATATCTTGAATAATGACACCAACCGAAACCTACCACAGCCCAAAATCTACTAAAAAAGACTTGAAAAAAGCACTTGCAGAAACGCTCGGAATTGAATATTCAGAAACCAATGCAAATGAAAAAATTGAAACTGACTACAAAATATGCGTTGCTTTTTTTATGAAGAGATACAAAGAAATAACCAAGTTAGATTATAATTTCAATAGTCGAGACGGCAAATCAATAAAGGACATTTTAACCAAAATCGAGCATATTACAAAGACTGGTAATATATCTGAAACGTTCAAGTATCTTATTCAAAACTTGCCCGATTGGTACAAACAAAATGCCTTTAGTTTAATAGTGATTAATAGTAAGTTTAATGAAATAATAGCCAGTATTAAAGCTAGTAAAAACAAAGTAAGTGATGAATACAAACAACAAATTATTAGAGACATCTTCCAATAGTCTAACTGTTGCAGAAACAAAAGCGTTAGCAAATTATTTACCTGAAAACTTTCTCCCAAAAATCAAAACGATTACCACAATAAAACAGGCAATTGAAAACCGAACCAGTTCACTTTCTAAAATTAGCAAAGCAGTTGGAAGCCAAAGAACCGAAGGATTAATAAAGGTTTACCTTATTAGAATGAATGACCTTTTAGACGTTAAAAGACCTTTAAAAGAGGAAGCAATGGACGAGATTGCTAATATTTTAATAACTGATTATTACAACCTAACAATGACCGATGTTGTATTTGTATTTCAAGAAGCAATTAAAGGTAAATATGGCGAGTTTTACGAAAGTTTAAGCATTCCGAAAGTTATTAAATGGTTTGAAATCTACTTTCATAAACGATGTGATGAAGCCGAAGAAATGAGTAATCAAGAACGTAACCAGTACAATAGTCTTTTTGGCAGAGAGCGAAGTTTGGAAGCCGTTAATGAGCAACGAGAATTTAGCAAACAATATGTAATCAGTAAAAAAGTAGAAGCATTTAAGGAGGCAAGAAAACCAAAATAAATAAAAACGTGTAGTTAAAAAATCTACATTTCAAGAGCAGGTTTATAAAAACAAGAATTATAGCAATAACAAAAAATCTACATTTCAATAGCAAGTTATGATAAAAAAAAGTACCTACATTAGAAAATTTACAACTGCACAACGCAAACAATTAGAAAATGTAGCCGTTGAACAAGGTTTAAAAACAGTTCCTGAAATTCTATTTTTTACGCTCGAAAACTACATAGAACAAAGAAAGGAGATTGAGAGGCTGAAACGAATTATACAGTACAAACAGAATAAAATAGATAATTTGAATAATCAAATTAAAAATTAAAAAATCAAACCGCTTGAGAATTCAAGCGGTTTCTTTATTTTTGGGGACTTAATTTAATAAAATGAAAAAAGTTACTCTATTATTTCTCTTATTGTCAACGCTTTTAATGGCTCAAAATAAACCAGACTGGGATTATGACTCGAATATACCAATTAATGCGTATTTTCCAATAAGGCTTCCTTTTAGCCTAAAATATTTCGCTTTTCAAAACACTTATAATGAACAAAATTGGGTATCAAATAATTTAGCCAATTTGATAACTAAAAATTTAGATTTAGGTCAAGTATCAAGCGAAAATAAAATAAGTTATATTGAGGAGATATACAAAACATCAGCAGGTCGACTAATTGATAATCTTAAAATAAAGTATTATGTATTCGATATTTATGGATTTTATATTGTAAGTAAAATTGAAATAACGGGAAGTCAAGCCCAAGTTTCAAAGTTGTTTGTGTATTTGTACAATACAAATATTCAAAGTGGTAATAGTCCAATAAATGGATTTCAAAAAGCATATCAACAGGACAATGCTTATTACAATATTATCGATGGAAAAGCCTCTATTAAAATTTCTAATGAAACATATAAAAATAAAAACGAATTTAAAATAGATTTTGATAAACGCAAAGAAAAATATAAGTTAGATTTAATTGTTGAAAAATCAAAAGAAGAGCAAGCCAAAATATATGCCGAAAAAAATCGAATCCAAAATGAAATTGAAAATGAGAATTGGAAAAAAAACAAAATTCAGGAAATAAAACAAGACTCTATTAAAAGAAAAGAATGGAGAGATGCTGAACCAAAAAGAACCTCTGTTAATATCTACTTTAAGAAATTAAAAAATGGATTTGAGTTTATTATAAATAGTAAAGAAGAAATAAAAGATCAGATTCGAGAACAGGCTAAAGACCACAAAAAAGGAAATTATATTGCTTATGTAGTCACGACAACCATCAAAGACATATCCACTTATGAAATAAAAATTACAGCTACTGATAAAGAATTTTAAAAAGTAAAACGCTCCAATTGGAGCGTTTTTTTTATAGGTTATAATCTTTTACAATAGTTCCAACTGTGCTCACTTCTTCGCCTTCAGTATAAACATAATCGTCTGCCTTACTTCTATTTTTACCCATATAACTACATTTAAAAGTTAGTAGGTGTACGTTGGTTGGTGTATCGTCTTTTTGCTGTCCTTCAGATAAAAGTTTAAGTTTACCTGTGTTGGTACTTTCCATTTTGTAAACCAAGTCATACACTGTATCTACAAAGTCAAAAAACATCAAAGCATTATCTTTGGCAAGGCTCAAATTGTTAGTTTCTGCAACTTGCTCATAGCACAGGTGTAAACTAATAATTGCTTCTTGGTTTTCGTAGTCAATGCTGTATTCTAACAAAACAGCAGGTAAAATAAGCATTTCAAAACTATCCTCGTACAAGTATTGACCTCTGAATAAATCGACCATTACAATGGCACGAACGTTGTTTTCTGTAAACTTTTCTACCGCTTCGTTACTAGTTAAAGTTTCTATTAATTTGTTATAAAATGCTTTCATAATTTACTGTATTGCTTCTTTAATATCGTTTTCTAACTGTCTTTCTATTCTACGCATCAAAACAGCACTTTCGCCAATGAATTGCCTTTTTTTAAAGGTTCTATTCATCTTTCTGCTGTGGCTTTGAACTGTCGATTCTGTAACTTCTCTGCCTCGTGTGTTTATACGTTTATGTGCTTTTACGGTAACCGTTTTTGTTATAGTTCCGCCATCATTATGAATTTGTGCATACGGAACGTCCGTACCAATAATAAAGTAATTAGAACCTATTTTAATCTTTCTAATTGAGCGTTTCAATCTTCCTGTGCGAATCATTAATGAACCTCTGTCGTCTCGTTTTCTTGCTTCCCATGGTTGTCGAGATTTGTCAACCCAATTTTTTTGAACAAACCGTTCTTTGCTAAAGTTTACAGCAATAACAGCCGAACGGTTTATAAAATTGTTCTGAACCTTACTCAATTTTTTGAGTTTATCAATAAAATTACTATTGCCCATTTTGTTAAATTTAGTTATTCGTAACTTGTTTCTACGCCACGAACGACACGCATCATTGCTTCATTAAACCAACCTTCAATCTCTTCAGGAGATTTTCTTGATAGATTGGTTTGTGAAGTATTAATTCCGCCTTTGTTAAGTGCATCAATATTGATTACAATACTTCTTGGTTGTGAGGCTTTGTCGGTTACTGCTCCGACGCTTTTTCCTGCATCTGCCAAAGGTTTTCCTGTTCCTTTATCTGTTTTGGCACTTGCTGGGTTTAGTAAATCCGTTTTTGCTTTTTCTGCTTTGGCTTTGTCGGCACTTTCTTTTATTGATTTACCATAAGCATCGACAGCCGTTTTGCCATACTCTTTGCCGTGGTTGATAACATTAGTAATCGGGTTTACATCAATTGCACCGTTAATGGTTCGTTTCATTCCTTTTTTGAAGTCGTCAACTCCTTTAGAAACTTGGTCAGGGTCAAGCGTGAAAACTCCTGCAATAATGTCTTTTAATCCAACAAATATATCTACAATTCCGCCAACTACATTTTTTGCACCTTCCCACATATTGGTAAAGAAACTTTTGAGAACCGCACCCATTGCATCAATACCAGCTCTGAACCAATCTACTTTTTTGTATAGCACAATTATAAGGGCAATACCTGCCAAAATCCAACCAATTAATGGAATACTACTTATTGCAAACGAAACGGCTTCAAAACCTAATACAGCCAAATCTAACGCACCACTTAAACCAATTGTTGCCAGTGCAGATGCCCAAGCAGATATTTGCCAACCTAAAAGTAAAGCACCCACTACAAACAAGGCATCGCCTACATATCCTAAAACTGTTTTTATAGAATCCCAGTTAGCGTATAACCATTGTAAACCAATGTTTATTTTGTCTAACGCACCTGCAACCATCGGCAGAACTGACTCACCAAGTTTACTCATTACGGTATCATATCTATTCTTTACAATTTCAGATAAAACTCCAACGTCTCCCTGTGCGTTTTTTAATGCCTTATCTAAATCAAATTTTGAAGCATCGAAAGCATCAAAAGTGCTAAACAAATCGGACGCATTGGTTTTTAGTTTGACAAACAATGCTCTCAAACCTTCGGGACCTCCAATTTTATTAATCAGTTCGTCTATCTGTTTTGGCGACATTCTTTTAAATTTCTCATCTACATCAACCAACACTTTAGATAAATCTCTCATATTGCCTTTACTATCATATAGGCTTACTCCGATAGACTTTAAACCTTTAACGGTTGCTTCTTGAGACAATCCCATAAAAGCCGTTTTTGCTAAAGTCGCCGCTTCCGCACTACCTTTTCCAACAGAAGTAAACATCGTAAAAATCTTATTTGCGGTATTTACACTTTGCCCTGCTCCTGATGCAGCACCTGCGTATTCAGTTTGAACTGAAGACAATTCTTTAAAGGTTGTTATACCTACTTGAACGGCTTTTGCATTGCTTTCTAAAAGCATTTTAGTATCATTTGCACTCAAGCCGAACGCTTTTAATCCTTTGGTTGTTGCTTTTACTGCCTCGTTCATATCCGCTCCAGTTGCTGTACTATAATTAGCAACTTGGGTAAATACTTTTTTGGCATCATTACCATAATACCCTAACGCAGATTGAATATCATAAAACGCTTTTGAACTATCAACTGCCGATTTACCAGTTTCAAAAGCACTATCCCTTATGAGTTCTTTGTAGTTTGCCAGTTGGCTTGTGTTCTTGTCGAGGTTCAACTGTTTTATATTCAGAAACTCTGAATTAAACTTCTTGGCTTCGCTGGTAGCATTTCCAAAAAGGGTAAATACCCCTAAAAGTCCTGCTGTAATTAGAACGTATGGATTACCGATTAAATCCATTATTCTACCAAAACCGCTACTCTCGTTTTTCATAGCAGAAAATGCTTCAATGTGTGCTCCTTTCAAACCTTTCAATTTACCTTTCATTACATCGGTAGCTTTACTTAATTTTTCTTGAGTTTCTTGAAGTTTTGAGTTGAAAAGTTTGTTTTTCAACTCCATCAATAATTCTAACTTGCTTTGTGCCATTATATTATTTTTTGTATTTTTTTGATTTGTATGGATTTTAATTATACATTTGTAATCTGAAAACAAGTAAGGAAGGCTAATTTTAATCTTCAATACTCAATAAAAGACTTTTAAATTCTTATAATATCGAGGTTAATGCGTTAGCAACCTAGAAGGAGGAATTTAAAAGTCTTTATTTTTTGTTATAAATCAAAATTCCTTTTCTAACTTCTTCTTCCTTAATTTTCAATGAAAACCAAGTTGCAACCCTGTTTTTATTGTTTTCTACTTTTACTGGAACAACCATCATTAAATCTTTGTAGAATTTAATGTACTTGGTTTCTTTTGTTTCAGGGTTTAACCACACTTCGTTTGGCGTTTCTAAAATATCTTTAACCAAAGGAAATAATTGATGTCTGTTTTCGCCTTCTGTTATATATGTTCCTTTGGTGTGAAATTCAAAAGCCTTTTTTTCTAATACTAGCTTTCGTTTCAAATAGTCTTCAAACCCCATTAAATTAGTTCCAGCATTTTCAACAAACAGCTCTTTTACATTTTCAGGAGTTATAGTTTTGTCTAACGATGCTTTCGTTAAATTTTTCATATCCTGAAATGCTTGTAAATTCCAAGTTTTGTCAAATTTCATTTTGTCAATTTTCTGTCCATTGGCTTCGGCATATTCTTGTTGCTTTGTAAAAACTTCTTTAAGGTCTCCACGATTATAGCCAAATTCAGATTTGCCCCATTTATCCCCCAAAAGGTTTGAAGCCGTTTTACCTTTTACTAATTTGCCTTCTGTCTTACCAAGATACTGCACCATTTCACAACGGCATCCGTAACCGTTTGGTGGGTAGATACGCATTGCTTCTTTGTCATCTAGTGAAAATACTTTTCCATCTAAAACTTGATGCTCCAAGCGTACTCTTTCGTCTCCTGCTGTTTGATATTGCACAAACGAGGTTACACTATCTTTTTCAGACATAAAGCGTAAATACTGTGCGCTGTTTTGTCCAGTTGCTACCGCTAAATTATATTCAGTTTCTAACCAAGTGCTATTAAAATTTTTAGTTACATTTTGTGCTTGAGTTTTAAAGTCAGAAAATGAATTGATTTGAAACTTTTCTTTGTTAATCATTAAATCGGTCAGCGTTGCTAAACGTGCTTCTGTCTTACCTTGACTAAATGAAAATAAATTATATTCCATCATACTCAACGCTAGGTGGTCGGGTTCGTCCCAACCTGCTTGTATTCTGCGTTTGCCCCAACCTTTTTGTAAAGCACTCAAAAACTCCAAACCTTCCGTAGCCATTATGTTTGCTTCGGAACTCAAAGTGTCCTTATTCTCATATACTTCTTTAAATAGTTGGTCGTGGAATGCACTCATTTTATTTTGAAAACTATTTGAAACTGCTACAGGATTTGTAGAGCAACAAGCATCAGGATATTTAGGCAATGCAATACCATCAATAACGGCTAGTACATTTTCTAATTTAGACGTTGGAATTAGATTTTTTTTTTTACCAACGATAGGAATACTAAACGTTTTTGAAAGCCAATCTACATCTACTTCGTGTTCTGCCATTACACCTTCAGTAATAGTCCAAAATTTATCTAGGTCAAGATTATGATGTTGACTAAATGCAAGTGAATCGCCTTCTTTTAAAAAGCTATATCCTTGATTTATTAGTAATGGTATTAAGTCATCGCCTACGAGAAACTTTAAAAATCGTTTGTCTGCAACGCCTATTTTATCGTCAAGGTTTCGCTCGTGAACTTCGCTTTGACTTCTTGAAGCTCCGTTTTGAGTTAGCATATTTCCACCCACAATAGCCGAACTTATTTCGTCTTTATTGAATTGAATAAAACGCTCATAAACTTGGTAGGTGTCCGTTCTGTTGGCTTCTTTAAAATCAACGGTTGTACCTAGCGGAAATACTCCTGTAGAAGCCTCGCCAAGTTGTTGAAGCATATATTCAATACGGTCAATTTCTTTGCTGTCAGTTGAATTAGTGGTTGCTGTAACCATTGGCATACCAAACTTCTCACAGAACTCCGCCCAAGATTGTGCAACATTTCGTTTCCAAATTAAGTTGGGAACAATATCATTCATCAATCCAAGTTCTGTCTCTTCGTCTTTTATTTCAACAATCCAATTTTCATAATATGGATCGGCATAATTCACAAAGTCGTCTTTGGTAATATCTGGAAATACGGCTTTCAATTCAGGAACTACATTACGTCTCGGAATTACTTTAAGTTCAACTTTGTTTCCGTTGAACTCTAAAAACTCAATTACTGTGGGCCCTTCAAAAATTGCATCTAAAGCATTGGATAAAAAAACATAAAACCATTTGTTGTTAAAAAAGTTTGTAGCCTCTTCGTTGGTTTCGCCTGTCTGTTTATTTACGATTGAAAATTCAGTATTTAAAGTTGAATACTTACGAAGTCTAACCTGTGCTTTGTAGTGTCCGTCAGTTTTCAAATCCTTATATAAATCATGCAGTCTATTTCGTCTCGGTTTTTCAGGGTCTTCTGCTAATTTAATAGCTTGTCTCCATGATTGAATATCCTTTCTTGAGCGGTCAGTATATTGCTTAATCAATTTATCAATAATTCTTTTATCTGATTCCGCAATTCTGCCTGAACTTCTTGATGTTGTTAATGCGGATTTTACCTCTATGGTTTTTGGCGTTCTGTTGAATGATATTTCTCTACCTAGTATTCTCATTTGATTTTAATTAGTTATTGCGTTAGAATTGCGTTTTAAAGCCACTTTAAAGGGTTGCGTTACCATTTGTTATCTTCACTTTGTCTTCTACTGCTTATTTTTATTGGATATAATACATTTCCGTTTTCGTCTTCTACTGTTGGCAAATTTGCTTTTATAGTTCCTTTGGCTACATCTTTTAACCAGTTTAAAGCATCTTGATAACGTTCTGCTCGATGCTTTGGTATTAAGTTTGGAGCAGTCGAAGTGTACAAATGATATATTGCACAATCAATAGTTATCATTACTAAATTGGCGTTTCGTGTATCAACTGTAATGTCTTCGTTCAAGAAAATAGTATTCACATTGTACCTACCACATAAATAATTTGTGATTTGTGAAATAGCCATATCTTCTGCACGGTATAATTTACTATCTGAATAGTTATTTAATAGTGCCGTTTTTATTTCATTGCGGAGCAAAACGCTGTAATCGTCATCGGTTAAAAATCTCATTTTAAAATCTATTTTTTTTATTGTTAATTCTTTCGCTTCTTGATGTTACTCTTGTTTCAAACTTATCAACGAAAGTAACAGCGTTCAATTTTGCAATTGCCGATTGCAAAGAATCGGGACCGTCATCATTTGACTGACTACCTTTTTCAAATGCTAAAAGTTGATCATCCATTTCTTTACTGTCAGGGTCATCCATCAAATCTAAAGAGGTATATATATTACCTCTTTCAAAAAAACCTTGCATTGATTCAACTCTATCGAATTTATCTATTTTGGATTTTTTGTCGGCTTCTACAGGAATATGATACCCTCGTGTATCTCCTTCAGTATCGAAGTCGTTGACAAACTCATCCATTGCAAACAAACCTTCTATAAAATACCTGATATTGAATTTTTCAAGTTTGTGTTCTTCGTATTTATCATACAACCAAATTGCTAATGCAGTTCTTGATGTTCTTCTACAAAAAACTAAAAGGCGGTGATATTCTCTACCTATTTTGCCAACTAAAACCATAGATTTAAAATCTCCGTTATCCTTGTATGATAAATCACCATAAAACACAAGCCCATCATATTGATTAAATTTTAAACGAGGTTTGTATTTTAACTGCTCATTTTTAAAAATTTCTCCATCCTGAACGTGTTCGTGCATATATTCCCTTTTAAAACTCCTAGAAGGAGTTTCGTCAAATTTTATTCTCCAGTGTTCTGAACTTGTTTTTTCTGGCCAAGTAGGTTCAAAACTGATAAGGTCTTTTACTGCTTTAACAGTTACAACGAAATGCCGTATAGTTCTGCCAACTTCTTTTGTTCTCTTAATGATATTTGCAAACTCCTTCTTTACCTGATTAATAATTGTATTAGGATGGAAATTATTATTAGCAACTACAAACCTTCTTCTTAATGCTCCTTCGTCAAAACAACCTTGTAAATCTTCCCAAACCCATTCATAAGCCTCACGGCTCAATTTTGGATTTTTACATCTTTTTTTGCTGTCAACGTCATCAATTAAAATATAGTCAGGTCGTTCAGCTCCCTCTTTTAATCCCCTTGGGTCTTGTCCAATACTCAAACACATAAATTTTACACCGTCTGATGTTGTGAAGTCTCCCGAACTCCAATCGCCATATTTAAACTTTCTGCCGTAATCATTAATAAACCTTTGATTGTACTGTAATTGCACTTGAATATCCGAAATTAATTTCTTTGCTTTTGGTTCAGTTTTACCAACCAATAACATAAATTTCATTTTTTTTGTTACATATAAAAACAAAGGAATTCCCATTCCTAAATGCACAGATTTAGCACCTGAACGGTATATTTCTGCTACAAGGCTACAAATGTCATTTTCAATAAGAAGTTTCGCTATTTGTTTATGAAATTTAGCACATGGGGACTTGGCATACATCGGGAAATAATATTCAAACCATTCTACATACTCCTTTTGAAGTTGTTTTATACGTTTGTTTTTATCCTGTGGATTTTCATTAATATTCAAAAAAGTAGCTTGCTCAATACGTGAACAATGCAACTCATATTCTTTTATATATTTTTCAAATTTCTTATCCATTATTCAACTGATGCTTTGTATAGTATGAAGTTTTTATGCCATTCTAAAAATGATACTGCAATTTCAGGTTCTTGCGATGCCATCCAGTTGTCAAACTCTTTTAAAACGCTCAAAACTACCTGAACTGAAACCTTGCCCGACATCGTTTCTATTACTTTTGAAACTTTAGAAAGTGCGTCTGCATCAACAGTTGACTTTCCACCTTCGGCAATAATTTGTAATTCTTTAGTTAAAATTTCTCTTAAAATATGCGGTGCTGATAAATTTTGAGCACGGCGATAATCCCAGTCCTTTTCATTAGGTCGCCCTTTTCTCCATCTAGTCAGAGTTTGTTCCGAAACGTCAATATCTAATGAAATGGCTTTGCACGTCATCCCATCATTTATAAACATTCTTTCTGCTAAAGCACGCTTTTTGTCGTTCGTCAATTCGCTCATAATACTACTCTATTTTTCAACAAAGTTGAAAAACAAATACTTCTAAAATCCGAATGTTTGCAACCCTTTCAGTGAAAATTGCAACACATTCTAAATTGTTTGACTGCCTTGTTTTTTCAGTACAACTTTGTCAAAAAAATAACAAAGGACACTCATTATGATAATCAGACAAAAGGAAAACGAACTCTACTTATACGGCACAATTTGGCAAGGTGACGGTACTTATTTTGTAGATGTTTTTTCGCAAATGGTTAATAAATATCCTGTTATAGATATTCATATTCATTTGAATGGAGGCTCTGTTTTCGATGGTAATTTGATTTACAACACTATTAAAAGTGCCAAATCATTCAGTGACTTTTATATAGATGGAATAGCAGCTTCAATGGGTGCAATTATAATATTGGCAGGACGTAATATTTATATGGCAGATAATGCTTTTATAATGGTACACGCACCATCAGGAAGCACGAACGGAACTGCACTAGACCACGAAGCAAGTGCAGTATTATTAAGAGCTATTGAAAAAAATATGTTGAAAGTCTTGAAAGCAAAAACAGGACTTAGCGATGTTGAATTAACAAAATGGCTTGAAAAAGATACTTGGATTAGTGCAGATAAAGCACTTGAAATGAAATTGATTACAGGTATTAAAGACCCTGTAATTGATGCTAAAGTTGAAATTGAAGACAATGACTTTGAGAGAATTTATAACTCATATACCGCATTATTAATAAATGAAAAATCTGATAACAAAAATTTAAAACCAATGAAAGCATTATTGATTACAGCCTTGTCTTTACAAGGCGTTACCGAAGCATCTTCGGATACAGCAGTTATTGAGGCTGTAAAATCGCATTTTGAAGGTAAAACCTCAAAATTGCAAGCGGATTTAAACGCAAAAACGGAAGCATTAACCAATCTTGAAACTGGTTTGAATACTCAAAAAGAAGCTCAAATTAAGGCTATTCTTGATGGTGCTGTAGAACAAAAAAAGATTACAGCAAACCAAAGAGAAACTTACGAGAGTATTGGAAAAACTACGGGTATTGATGCTTTACAAACTGTTTTAAGCGGTTTAGGTGTTAGAACTCCAATCTCTACAACTATCACTGGTAAAAGTTCAACTGGAAATGTTGAAGGAGCAAAAGAGGGTTGGGATTGGGATAAATACCAAAAAGAAAACCCTAGAGCATTAGAAAAAATGGCGGTTGATGCTCCTGATTCTTTTAGTGCTTTATATGAAGCAAAATTCAACAAACCTTTTAGTAAATAAAAATAACCCTTTTTAAAATTTAAAATAATTATGGCAGGTATTAACCAAGAAATATGGACAGACGTTGCAGTAGAGCAGTTTAGAGCTACCGAAGACGCAAGGTTCTTAAACGAGATTCCTGATGAGTCAGGATATGTTACCGCTACACGTGGCGATAACGAAGTTATTCACTTGAATGATATTGGAGTTGACCCTGAAGTATTGATTAACAATACTACATATCCACTTCCTGTAGCATCTCAAAATGATGATGATATTGCAATCACTTTAGATAAATATCAAACGGCTGTTACTAAAGTTAGTGATGACGAATTAGAATTTATTGCGTATGACAAGATTGCTAAAGTGCAAGAAAAACACACCAAAGCAATCATGCGTAAAAAACACGCAAAAGCAATTCACGCACTTGCTCCTGCTTCAAATACAGTTGCTACTCCTGTACTTATCACTACTGGTCCCGATGACGGAACAGGAAGAAAAAGGCTTCTTATGGCTGATATTCTAACATTGAAAAAAGCCTTCAACAAAGCGAAAATTGATATTGCTGGGCGTGTGCTTGTACTTTGTTCTGACCACTTTGGGGATTTAGAAGAAGATGGTTTAGATAAACAAAAGTATGCAGGTCAATTTATTGACGAAGATGGTGGTTTATTGAAACAACGTTTATTCGGTTTCAAAACTTACTGGAATGTAGAAAACCCTTCTTATACAGTTGCTACAAAAGTAAAAGTAAGTTTTGGAGCAGTTTTAGGAGCAGGAACTCAAGAAGCTTCAGTAGCGTTTTTCGCTCCTGATATGTTCAAAGCATCGGGTAAAACAAAAAGTTATGTTACCCTAGCTGAGGCAAGAAATCAACAAAACGAATACAGTATGAGACACAATTATATTGTGTTGCCAAGAAAACAACGTGCTATCGGTGCGATTGTTTCAGGAACTGTATAGTAGCAAATTATAAACCCAAACGGTCAGAGTTTGTCCTTTGACCGTTTTAATACTAAAAAACAAATGGCAAAATTAAGTAAAGAGAATATCGCATCCGCTAAAAAAATCTTTAAAAGCGATGCTACTTTAAAAACCCTTTATATCAACAGTAAAGGAGAGTTTTTTACAAGTGAAAACTTGGCTAATAACAGCGTTGCTGAGCCAAAGAAAAATGTTCAAACTATCTCAAGAGATACTATTGAAGAAACAGAAACTTCTGAAGAAGGAACTGGAGAACCAGCTAAATAAATTTAAGCAATGGCAAATTTAAACGGAGTATTCATAAAAAAAGGTCGATTAGGAGCAAATACGCTTACTAAAAATGATGGGGTTTCTGCTTTGATTATTGGTTGTCCCGCTACTACTCAACTGGTTCACGGTATTGTTAAAACTTTGTATAATTCTGTTGATGTTGTTAATGCAGGTTTTACCGCTACCTCTGACAGCACAAGCGTTAACGCTTACAGACACCTTTTAGAGTTTTATCGAACTGCTGGAGAAGGTCAGAAATTACAGTTAATGATTGTGCCTCAAGACACAACTATTACCGAGATTTTAGAAAATGAAATTTATGCTAAAAAACTGATAATTGCATCGGGTGGGGAAGTTAGACAACTCGGAATCGCTGTAAACCCAACAATACCAAGTGTGTATTTAGACGGTTTACCTCAAGATGTTTACCAATCAATTGCAAAGGCTCAAAACTTTCACAATTGGTCATTTGATAATCATTTTCCTTGTCAAATTTTACTTGAGGGTTACGACTTGAATGGTTCTGCATCGGCAGTAGCTAATTTAAGAAGTTTACCAAATATATCCGCTCCGAAAGTAAGTGTTATAATCGGTCAAGATTACAACCACGCAGAAACAAAGACTGGCAATGCTAGAAAATTTGCCGATGTAGGAACTGCTTTAGGTACACTATCGGCTTGTACTATCGAGCAGAACATTGGAGACAATGAGGCTTTTAATCTTACTGATGCTACAAAAAACACGTGGCTTGTTCCTGGTTTATCTTCACATAAAATGAATGACGACGTTTACTCTGACTTACAGACACTTGAAAACAAAGGCTACATTTTTGGTTTCATTTATGCAGGAATGCAAGGCGTTCGTTGGAACAATGACCACACTTGCGTTGAGATTATTCAAGATTCAGAAGGTAATATTAATGAGCATACAATTGCTTACGGTAGAACTCACGACAAGGCGTTAAGATTGTTAAGAACCGCATTACTTCCAAAAGTTAAAAAAACATATCCTGTTGACCCTGCAAACGGTCAATTACCAATCGGTGTACAAAAATACTTTGAGGGTATTGGAAATGAAGTTTTTGAGGGTATGCGAAAAAGAAAAGAAATATCTTCAGGTAGAATGTTTGTTGATGCAACAAGTGATTTAATTACTGAAAAGGTTTTAAAAACAACTTTCAAACTAGTGCCTTACGGAACTATTGGAGAGATTACAGGAACGTCTAACCTTAAAACAAGTTTATAATGTCAACGATAATTAGAAACAACAAGGCGTATGATAGTGGTGATGCAGAAGCAACAATTAACGGTATTCCATTTGATATAGTTGAAATATCATACGCTAATGAGCAAGAGCATCAACTTAACCATACAATGAAAAACAATGCTACTTCGTGGTCAAGAGGCAAAATAACGCCAACCTGCACGATGACAGTTATGATGCACGACATTACTCCGATTGAAACCGCTTGCGGTGGCGACCTTTTAAAAGTTGCACCGTTTGAAATCAATGTTACTTTCATTAACGAGTTTAATGTTCCAGTAAATGACACGATTATTGCAAAATTTCAAGACCAAGGGCGTGAGGTTACTGGCGATATGGGATTAAACAAACAATATACATTGTTTGCTATGAGTGTAAAATTTAACAACTTTTAATATCTATTACGATGAATAAAGAAGAAAGAGAAGCCTTAATAAAAAAACACGGCGAAAAGAATTTAAAAATGTTGGAAGTTCCAACAGACGATTTAGGCTCACAAACAATCGATGTAGCCGTTAGAATTCCTGACCGTTCTGTAATGTCGCAGTATATGAAATACAGCGATGTAAATCCAAAAAAGGCTCAAGAGATTTTGGTAAAATATTGTGTGCTTTCACACCTTGAGCAAATACTTGATGACGATGCGTTGTTTATGACAACAGTTAGTCTTTTAGCCGAACTAATCCCAATTAGAGAAGGTAGAGTAAAAAAGTTTTAGAAGACTGCACTGGATTACATTTTAGTCAGGAAAAGGACGTGATTTTAAAAATGGATGCTTTAATATCTCACTTTTTACACATTCCTTTTCCTGAAAAATTGACAGATACAGCGTGGTCTGAAAAGTGGGCACAGGTTAAATTTTTAGCCGAAAAAGGAGTTTTAGGGAACTTTAAAGATGGTAGTTTGTTATGAGTTTACAAGATATAAACGACAGAATGGTCGATTTGAGTGGTGGCATAATCAACAACTCTAAACAAGCAGGAGATATAGTAATTAATCTAGGTGTTAGATATGCTCTAGCCTTTGGATTGTACCAATCAACAAAAGTGCCATCTCAAGCTAGGGTTTCTAATGATTACAAATTCATTACCTACCCACAAGAAGAAGGCAGTTTTGAAGATGTAAATTTTCGATATAATAATACTGAAGTAAATTTTGGCTCATTGCTTTTGAATAAAGAATTTGGAAAGTTACTTGCTCCACCTCCAATAATCAATTTTTCTCAAGAAAAAGAACTTATTGAAACTCCAATAAACGGAACGGATAACATAGTAATTGAACGTTGGGGAACAAAGCCGTGGGACATTAGAATGAAAGGTTTGCTCATTGACATTGAAAAAAGAACTTACCCTGAAGGACTAATAAAAGAACTTAATAAGTTGTTTAAATATAATGGTGTGGTTGATGTTATAGGTACTCAATTTAAAGACAAGGATATTCAGAACTTATATTTTACTGGCATTGAATTTAATCCGATTGAAGGTTTTGAAGATACAATTCAATACACATTAAATGCTAGAAGTATTTCTGCTGTTGGTTTTACATTATTAAATCCAAATGCGTAATGAACTATTTGTATTTCAATATGAGTTGCAAGGTTACCATTGGAAACCTAGTCTTTGAAAGGGTAAACGCCATAAAAATTGAGCAAAGCATTAAAAAACAATCGGACACAGCAAAAATCATTTTACCTCGTGAATACCGATCCGTAATAATTGATAATAAACTGGGTTCAATTGCTCAAAAAAACATTACTGATTTTATTAAAGTTGGCGATGCAGTTAGTATAAGTTTAGGTTATGATGGAGATAATGTTGAAGAATTTGCAGGTTATGTAACTTCAATAGGTGCAGACGTTCCTTTAGAGATTGAGTGCGAAGATGAAATGTTTAAGTTAAGACGTTCCAATTTTGTAAAAGTATTCCCTTCAGTAAATCTGTTGGATTTACTTAAATACATTGCTCCAGATTATAAGTACAATGTTATTGACAATATCAATTTAGGGAAATTTTCAATCGCCAATGTTTCGGCTTTTAAAGTTTTAGAATCGTTAAGAACTAACTACGGGTTGTTTAGTTATTTCGTTGGTAAAACACTAACAATAGGTTTTGCAATTTCAATAGTTCCGCAAAAAGTACACGACATTAATTTTAACAGAAACGTCAGAGATAATGAGTCTAACGATTTAAAGTTTGTAAAAAAAGAAGATTTAAAGTTGCTATTAAAAGGCATTGCCTTAAACAAAAAAGGTAAACGTTTGAATTATGAATTTGGAGACAAAAACGGAAGTCAACGCACTTTACACTTTACGGACAAAACACTAGACGAATTAAAAGAACTAACTCAAAAAACTTATAAAAGTTTAAATTTTGACGGTTACAAAGGCAAAATACCAACTTGGGGAATTCCAAGAACCAAAGCAGGAGAAGGAGTTTATTTAACTGACCCAAATATAGAAAAAAGCGAACGCAACGGTAAGTATTTAATTGAAGGTGTTGAAATCAATTTCAATAGTACAGATGGCTTCAAAAGAGATAATGAATTAGGTTTAAAATTATAAAAATGGATATTTCCACAAAAGAAAAAATAAGCAAATTACACCCATCGGTTAGAGCCGAAGTTGAAAAAATTATCATTGAATGCGATAATGCACTTAAAGGTAATGCTAAAGTTCGCATTACGCAAGGTTTAAGAACTTTTGCAGAACAGGACGCTTTGTTTAATAAAAAGCCAAAAGTAACCAATGCTAAAGGCGGTCAGTCGGTTCACAATTACGGTTTTGCAGTTGATATTGTTATGATTGTTGACGGTAAAAATATTAGTTATGATACTCATAAAGATTGGGACCAGGACAAAGTTGCAGATTGGGACGAATGCGTAAAGATTTTTGCAAAATATGGCTGGAACTGGGGAGGCAATTGGAATACATTTAAAGATTTGCCACACTTTGACAAAATTGGTTTTAATAACTGGAGAGTTTTGTCAACAAAAAAAAGAGACATTAACGGATACGTTATTTTATAAATTATTAAAAATGAAAAACACAAAATTATACAGTTTATTTAGTTGGTTTGGTTTTCTTATAATTCTGCTTTGGATGACCAGTTGCGGAACTCGAAAAGTTATAACCAATACAACCAAAAAAGAAAATACAGTTGAGAATGTATCAACTGAAAAAAAGGATTTAGAAGTAAAAGAAAACTCAAACGTTAAAGTAACTAATGAAGTTGTTGAAACGGATGAGACAACAACAGAAAAGACAACTTACACTCCTGTGGATGCTTCAAAACCTAGTTCTTTTACTGACGGAAATGGAAACAAAAAAGAGTTGAATAATACTTCTTATACTCACGAAAAAACAAAATCCAAAACCAATAAAAAAGGAACAAGTAAAAAGGAGTTGACTAATGTTAAAACTACAAAATCGAACGTAGCGAAAAGCAATAGCAACAAGGTTAAAAATAATGAGGTATCAAAGCATAAAGATATTGCTCGAACTTCTTTTAATTGGTGGTGGTTGCTCCTTTTAATTTTGTTAATCATAGTGTACTTGTTCTATCGGTATAAAGATAAAATTTGGTGGTTTTAAAAGTTATTTAAAACGGTTTTAAAATATGGAAGATTGGTTTAAACAGGCTGTTGAAATGATAATCAAGAAACAGCAAATTATGACAGTTGTTTCAGGAACTGTAAAAGTAATTCGTGAAAATGAAATTGATGTTGATAGAACCGAAGACTTACCTGATTTATTAAATGTTCGTTATCATAGTGTTTTAGATACTGTAAATAATAAATTTAAAATCACTCCAAAATTAAACTCTCAAGTGCTTTGTGCTATTATTGAGAATGATGTTTCCGAAGCGTTTTTATTAGCATTTAGTGAAGTTGAAAAAGTAGAAATTCACATTGACGAATTAAAGTTTGAACTTGAAAAGGAAGGTGTAAGAATTACCAATAAAGGCGAAAACTTAAAAACAGTTTTAAATGAGTTTCAAGACAAATTTGGGGCATTGTGTACCGAAGTTTCAAAGATTGTAGTTTCTATTGGTGTAACGCCTGACGTTCCTGCAATAACACAAATAAAGCAATCAGTTGAAGTAACCAATAAAAACAAATTGAATAAAATTTTAATCGAATAAGATGCCTTTAAACAAAGTAACATTACACAGTAAACTAGTTCAAATTTTAAGCAATCCGAGTGTAACTAACAATGTTGAAACAATAGCCGAAGCCTTGGCAGATGCGATTGAAATCTATGTAAAATCGGGATTAGTTAATGTAACAGTTAATGTTGCTACAATTGGAAGTGCAACGGCTCAAACTGGTTCAGGAACTGGCACAGGAAATATTACTTAAAATGAGAAAAGATATTTTGTTAGATACAAATTTTGACTTGCTAATTGAAAACGGAGATTTTGTAATAGGCGACAGCGACCAACAACACGTGAACTGTGTTTTTTTAGCACATCAAGGAGAGTATAAGGAGTTTCCTAAAATTGGTTTTGGTGCATCAAATTATCTTAAAAAAAGTAAAGCCACTAAAGAAAAATTCATATACGATTTAACCAAACAATTAAAATATGACGGTTACACTGAAGCCGAAATAACGAACGATTTTGAAAATTTAATTATTACAATATAAAATGTATCAGACTTTACAACCCTATTTAAGCGAATTTTTCACTGCTGTTATTGGAGCATTTGTTGCTTGGTTTTTCACTAGAAAAAAGCAAGAAGTTGACGTTAAAAAGCAAGAAGCCGATGTAACAACTACGGACATTGATAACGGTGCAAAAGTTGTCGATTTATACAAGTCTGCGATGGACGATTTAGGAGTAAGGTACGAAGAAAAATACAAGCATATTGCCGAGATGTCTAAAAATATTTCAGACTTGTTTGACGCAAAAGAAAAGGTGTTATTACAAGAAATTGAGTACCACAAAAAACAAACGGCATTATATAAAAAGATGTATGATGACAAGGTTAAAGAATTTTTGAAATACAAAAAAGAGCATCCATGAAAATCACTATAACCAAAAATCAATCACTTTTTGATGTTGCAATTCAGGAGTTTGGGAGTGCTTTGGCTGTAGTAGATTTGGCGTTTGAAAACAATTTGAGCGTGACCGATTTGTTAGTACCTGGACAAAAAATAATCATCACAAAAAGCGATTATAAAGACAATGAAGTTTTTGATTATTTCAAGAACATAAATAAGAAAATTGCAACGGGTTTTCAACCTAAAAAAGCTAAAGAAAGCAACTATGGATTTCCTTATGGATTCCCACTACAATTTTAAAAATGAATAGAAGTATAAACGAAATTCAAGAATCTATTTTAACGGCTTTAAATCAGGCATCGAATCTTAATGCGTTGCAAATTTTAACTACTTCGGAACAATCATTACTTAACGCTAATAGTTCAAGTAAAGTTGCCGTGTGGAGGCTTTGGGTTTGGATATTTTCATTTGCTATTTGGGTTCACGAACAAATCGTTTCTAAAAATGCCGAAAATAGCCGTCCACATACGATACGTTGGTATCGAGAGCAATGTTTAAATTTTTTAGACGGATTGGCTTTGACTTGGTTTAACGGACAGTTTCAGTATGATTTGACTAATGTAACCGATTCCGATGTACGCAAAATTATTAACCGTTGTGCATTATTAGAAAGTAATAATGGCGAATTAGTTATAAAAATTGCAACCGATAACAATGGGAGCATCGAACCAGTTACACCGCAACAATTAGTAAGATTTAAAGCCTATTTAATGCAAATTAAAGATGCAGGAAATCGAATAAGAGTAATCAATCAGTCAGCTGATTTGTTGAAAATTGGATTAACCGTTTACGTTGACCCATTAGTAATTGACTTGCAAACAGGCAAATTGTTAAGTACAGCCAACCCTGTATTCCCAGTTAAAGAAGCAATCAATAATTATTTAGAAAAATTGGAGTTTAATGGTGCATTTGTCCGCACGTTTTTTCAAGACGAATTACAAAAAGCAACTGGAGTTATACTGCCCAAAATAGACATTTTAGAAAGCCAATATTTAGGATTTGCATTCATTCCGATAGTTGACTGGACAATTCCACAGGCTGGGTATTTTAAAAGTAACGATGTCGATTTAACCATAATTTACAAAGCAAATGAATTGGGCTCTAATTAATTTTATTCAACTAATACAATTGTTTTTGCCTATCGATTGGAGGCAAAATAAACAAACATCGTTCTTAAATTCAATCATAAAGCCATTAGATAGTTTGTATGTCGATACGTTGTATAAAATGCAACACACCTGCCAAGTTATCTATTTAGAAAAAATGCTAAATGAATATTTTGCAGTTGTGGGTTACGATAGTCAGAAACACGAAGCAACGAAAGTTGTTTTTATAGACGATGCACCCAAACCGCCAACGAAGTACATTTATTTGAACCAAGAAATACCACCAAAAGATTACTTGTATTTGCGGAGACAATATTTAACTGGAGATACGGATCATATCGATTTTATCATTCACATTCCGTCAAGTTTTGTGTTTGTGGAAGATAAATTGAAAGCGATTATTGATTATTACAAACTGGCAGGTAAAAAATATAAAATTGAAATTTTCTAATTATGGGCTTAAAAATAGGACAAAAGATTTGGTTGATGTTGAATAATAAACCAGTCGAAATAATAGTCTCAAAAATAGTTGTAACCGAAGAACTGGTAGTTGAAAACGAAAACCCCTTTCAAAAAACGGAGGTGTACGCATCAAATAGTTCCAAATATTTACACGAGTTTACAATTAATAGTAATGAAGTGTATGCTTCAAAATTGGAGTTAATGACTGCCGTTTTTGGATTAAAAGAAGAAAAGTAAAATGAAAAAAGTAAATTTCACACAGGCGGGTGGTTTTCCTTTAGAAGAAAAAACATTAGACAATATGCAAACTGCTTATTTCGATATTTTGAAAACTATCATCGGACATTTTGGATTGGCATACGTTGGTAATTGTATTATTTATGGTTGCGAAGTTGTTGCAAATACTATTCAACCCGGAATGATGTATATCGATGGTGATTTATGTTTTTTTGCAGGTTCAAATGGCAATCTAACAACCAAAATAAAAAAGATTGAAACTATTGAAGATGCACCTTTCGAGAGTGGAAACAACCTACCGACTTATTTTGACTATTCGGCATTGGTAAATTCGGGTGGTGTCGTTTTGAGTGATTTTGTACGATTACCAAAAGTTAACGAACTGGTTAATCAATTGATAAACTGGGCTGATATTCAAAACGTACCAGCTGCTATTGTTATAGATGCGGATTACGCCACGACTTTACAAACTATTCAAAATGATTTAAAAGAACTAAAAAAGCAAAATGCTGTTTTTCAAAGCGGTGGTGGTATGTTGTTTTGGAACAAACCCGCAAATCAAATCCCTGTAGGTTGGCACGAGGTTGTCGACTGGCGTGGCAGAATGCCAGTGGGTATGGACATCACCGTTGATGGAACTGGTGCGTTTGTAAACCCTGAATTTTCGCCTTTGACTACTGGCGAAGGTAATCCGGGTAGAACTGGCGGAAGTAAAAGTAAAACCCTTGTACTTACTGAAATTCCACCGCACTCGCACGAAGTGGCAGTATTTGCCAACGGTAGTGCATCAGGAAACGCAGACGGACATCCTGATAATTATATAGACTGGAATCGCAAAATAAATTCCTTTAATGCAGGTGGTTTGCCCGATGGTACAACAAAAGCATTTTCATTATTAAACCCATTTCGCACCGTAGTATTCATTGAATATACAGGCGTTTAAAACTAAAATTATGGATACAATTTTCGACATAGAGCAAAAGCAAAACAGTCAAGAAATGTTGGACTATGCCAAGGGCAAACCAACAAAGTTTTTTTTGTTTGCCGATGAGTTTAACGACACGGCACGAAAAGCACTCGAAGCGGCAGTTCACGATGTGAAGCTAGATTTTTCTTGGAGCAACAAAACCGAACATCGAATTAGTACACCTGATGGAGTTGATTCTTTGCAACTGTTAGTAATGGACTTTCGTGCCGAATGGATGCTCGAAAACACTGACCAAGTTTGGTTAGTTATCGATCGATATAAACCTAAAAAAACAGAAAGAGTCAACAGTAAATGTAAAGAATCGGGATTTAAACACGATTATCCTAGAAACAACGAGAAGCGTCAACGACCATCTGAAATATGGATTACCTCAAAACAAACGGTTTTAAATATTTTTCAACAGTATTATTTTACGCCATTCAATAACGTATTATTTGGCAAAATGTCACAGGAAGAATGCTACAAAAAGGTAAAAAATGGTTATGGCATTCGAGCGAGTGGTTACGGAAGTAAAAACAGAAAACAAAATAATAAAGCGTGGGTTTACTTGCAGTTTAGCATTAAAGTTAGAAAAGGTAATAATATTTTCTATTCCAACCCAAAGGCAACTATTCAAATGATTTGCCATAGAGATTACAATAAAAAAATTCATATATCATACAGATTACAATAAAAATATTGGGATGCACGAATATTACCTGCAAGGAAATAATAAATGATACCCGGAATTTGGAAAGAAATTACAGATTATAGGGATTCAATAGAGGCTATCCAAAACCGACCACAAATATCATTTGATGTTTGTGGTTAAATAAAGTCGTTGATAAGGTTACGACACCAAAAACCTTAAAAAAATCAATTAATACCAGATTAAATTATGAAAAAAATGTTTGTTTTTATGTTGCTTTTAGTAACATCCTTATGCAGTGCCGAGAGCATTACAGGAAAAGTCGTCAAGGTTAAAGATGGCGACACGATTGTCGTACTCGACGGAACTATGACAATGGTTACCGTTCGATTAGCAGGAATTGACGCGCTTGAAAAAAAGCAGGATTTTGGAACAATAGCAAAGCAGTTTGTTAGCGACCAAATTTTTGGTAAAGTAATTACGTTTCAAGAAATTTCAAAGGATAGATACGGCAGAACCGTGGCGTTTATAATTTATGAAAATAAAAACTTATCTGAAGAACTTCTAAAGATTGGATTAGCATGGCATTACGTCAAGTATGATAAATCAAAGTATTTGCAAGAGTTAGAAGATACGGCACGAAAAAATAAGGTCGGTTTGTGGAGTTTGCCTAATCCAATTGTTCCAAGTGAGTTTAGGGCAGTCAAGACAAAAGCATGAAATTTGCGTGGAGGTGCAATAAAAAAAGTCCTCCGATTTAAATAGCTTCTGACACTAATTTAAAACCTTACCCGAAAGCAACGGAGGACTCAAAGTCTTCTGTGCTTTCGGGTATTTTGGTTAATAGTGTCAGAGGTGCAAATATAGTAAATATTAAATCAATAAATATGAGTGAAGGTTTAAAAACCATTGAAAAGCCAAAGGCACGGCTAAAAACGCCTATTTCTTATTATGGAGGCAAACAATCTATGCTCAAGCATATTCTGCCCATAATACCTGAACATACGATTTACGTTGAGCCGTTTTTTGGTGGTGGTGCGGTATTTTGGGCAAAAGAACCAGCAAAGGTTGAGGTTGTGAATGATTTAAACGGAAATGTAATCAACTTTTATGAGCAATTGAAAACTAACTTCGTAGAATTGAAAACAAAAGTAGATGCTACACCATACAGCCGTGAAGTTTATAAAAGTGCAATGGTAGTTTATGAAACGCCTTATATATTTAATCCTGTAACACGAGCGTGGGCGTTTTGGGTTGGTACAATTCAGGGGTTTTCTAATAAGATTGGTTCTTGGAGGTCATCGACTCAAAGACACAAAGAAAGTTTATTAAATCACAACAAAAAGGACAGTTTTACTACCGATTTATCTAAACGATTAGATACTACCCAAATTGAGTGCATGGATGCAGTTCAACTGATTTTAAAACTTGATAGTGAAAATACATTTTTCTATATAGACCCACCTTATGTAGGAGCAAATCAAGGACATTATGGAGGTTATACGCAGGAGCATTTTGATGACCTTCTAAAGGTATTAAGTCAAATAAAAGGTAAATTTCTACTCTCAAGCTATCCTAATGATATTCTTGACAAGTACCGAATAAAATATAAATGGTTCAGTAGCGACAAGGATATGGTATTGTCAGCCAGTCGAGACAGTAATAAAAGAAAAATTGAGGCTTTAACCTCAAATTATCTCATATAATAGCAAACTAAAAAAGCACCAATAAATTGGTGCTTTTTTTATGTGTTTTAAAAGTATTTAAAAAGGCTTTTAAATGATGGGTAAAATTACCCTATTTTTGTCAAACCATTAAGGTAAAAATTTGCATTTTTGGTTTTGCCGATTATACTGTATAATCCGTACACCCCTTATTTGTCAGAATTAATTTCGCAAAAAGAACACCTGCTAGAATCAAAAAAAGATGTTGTAAATTTCATTCAAACCTACACCGAAGAGCAAAATAATTTGTTTGAAAAGAATACCAGTCCTAAAAATTTTTATGCTATTAATTCTTTCGATTTAGAAACAGGTACTTTGGATATTAATATTCAAGATAAAGTGAGAAAATACATTGATTTTACAGTGCATTATAATTCACAAACAATTGCTATAAATGATAATTTAGGTAAGTTTATAAATAAAGTAAAAGATAAATACAATGAAGGTTTTATCCCTATCAACACTATTTTTAATCCATATTCTGGTATAAACTATAGTACTATTAAAACAGAAAATGAGTTAAAATTACACCAAGATATTGTGATGAAAATTTTAGCATCGACTGAAAACAGTCTTGTTTTAAATCTACCAACGGAAGATAATATAGAAATTAAAGCCGCCAAACTACCCGCTACTTTTACAGTAGTTTTAGAAACTTTAATTTGCAAAGTTTCGGGAGAATCTATTATACATATTCGTAATTTAGGGTATCCATCTGCCTTAAGTATGATATCCCGTTTTAGTGACATAACCCACAAGGCTTGCCAAGATATTATAAACTATGAAAAAGAAGTACACAAGGACAAAATTATTGCCGATATAAATTGTGTTGGTAATTTTAGAAGTATCAATGTTGCATCCACAAAACAACGTTACGATTATTGCTTGCCTATAAATACCGCTTATACTGAGGCGCAAAACCCTATTTTGTTATCTGACATTTATATTCATTTACATAATAATAACTTTTCTCTGGTTTCAAAAAAAAACCAAAAAGAAATCTTACCCAAAAAAGTATCGGCTATCAATTCAAAACTTTTAGATTCGGATATTTACAATTTTTTGTGTGATTACGAGATATATAACCAAGAAATTTATGCTGTAAACTTTAATTTTAACACATACTATTTGCACTTGCCTTACGTTCCAAGAATTTATCTCGAAAAAGGAATTTTACTATATCCTGCACAAATGTTATTAGTTTATAACAATTTTAGTGTTTCAGAATTCAATGATTATTTACAAGAAAAAATTAAAGAACATTCTTTTTCTAAAAGAATAATTCTTAAAGACTTACAAAGAGAAATCGTATTGGATATAGAAAATAAAAGCAACATATCTTTACTGTATGAAAAATTAAAAACCAGCAAACACTTTTATATTTCAGAATTTTTGTATGATTATTTTGAGCCAAAAATCACAAGAGATAATGAGAATTTTGCTCATGAATTAGTTGTGAGTGTAAAAAACTCACATTATACTCGACAAGATATAGATTATAGTAAAATGGATATTTCGCTTGTCGAATCTCAAAATACGGCTGTTGTATCAGATTGGTTGTACTTGGAATTATATTGTAATATTTATGCAAATCCCGAAGTGTTTAATGCAGTTTACAATAAGATTATTTTAGAAAATAAAACTGACCAATTTTTCTTTGTTAATTATGCTAATCCTGAAAGGCATTTACGATTGCGGTTTAAAACCAAATCGATAGAGAATAAACAACATATTATTTCCGTCGTTCAAGAACTTAAATCGAAAAGTATTATTAGTAAATATCATATTTTATCTTACGAGCAAGAAACACATCGTTATGGTGGAATAGAGATGATGAATCTTTCAGAAACTATCTTTGACTTAGACAGTCGTGATTTTTTGAAAAATGTTATAAAGAAAGACTTAGAAGAAAATGATTTAAAAATTGTCGCAGTTTTAAAAATTAAATATTACTTGTACTTTTTCAACTTATCATTAGATGATGCGATTAATTATTGTGAAAACTGCATTGTGAATTTCTCAAAAGAATTTGAGTTAACAGCTCAAATAAGAAAAGATTTCAACAAAGAATATGCTGATATTAAAATGGACATCACAAAATATAATTATGAAGATTTTTTTAAAGATGAAAGTTTCAAAGTAACTTATCACAATCAACTCAGAATTAGCAAACCAGATAATTCGTCGAGTATTTGGCTTATTATTCATATGAGTATGAACAGGCATTTTTCTAAAAATCAACGATATAATGAATTTAAAACTTATTATTTGACAAAATGTTATTTAAACCAACTTAAGTTTACCCAAAAAAACAATAATTAA